CAATACCCAAGGGCTGCATCCTTGACGGCGAGCGAGTTGTTGCGCTTGAAGATCAAGACGCTATCGCCCCACACGCGAGAGAGTGAAGCGGTCTGTCCCGGGTTGGCTCCGTTCTTAGAAGCTGCGCCGATGATGACATCCTCGAAACCGAAGAAGCCCTTGACTTGATCGACACTCGCAGCCGCGCCACCTGACGCAAACTGGAAAGCCGACAAGACGTCGGGGTGTGTTCGGAAGGTAGTCCACGCATCTTGACCGAACAGGATACAGAACGGACCATCAACCCCAACAATCGCATCCATACCCGCAAGGATCTGCGAGATAGGCTCCGAAGAACTGTTGGTCCATTTGGTACCAGAGGTGAGATCGTTCAACTGTGCGCCGGTAAAGGTGCTTGTGCTGAACAATGTGCTAGCCAACTTGACCTCACGATCTAACATGAGACGGTTAGTGATTGACTCAGTAGCATCAATGAGAGGGCTCAGTGGCGCGTCTGCATTCTCGATCTCGTCTTTGGAAACGAAGTGAGAAAGCGCGAAGTCAAGCACTTGGTACGAGCCGGTTGACACAACATAATCCAACTCGCCAACGTCCGAATTCGGAGAGGTGAGCGCGGAAATGTTGTTGAAGTTATCTGCCTTGCGGTAGATGAAGTACTTGTTTGACCGCTTGTCCACCTGGATTTGCGGAAAGACTCGATCAGCCACGAATGCCGCATTCTTGTACTGAATTGCGAGATTCGATAATGGTTGATCAACGTGGATTGTTGACATAAAAGAAGCCATAGTTTGTTTATCCTTTCGCCTTCGTTATTAGGCTTTGTGGTAGTGAATGCCTAATTTACAAGGCACAAGATCGTTAGCAGCGCCTGCCGCATGTAACGCGATACCAATGGACCAGGCATCAGTAGAATAGGTGTCTAACTGCCCATCGGCAGCCGCGACAACTAACTCATCACCGATAGCAAAATCACCGTTTGCAGAAACGAGGGAAACGCCCGCGATACGAACAGCACAGTTCTCTCCATCGGCCGCGTCATCTTGGACGATGCCAATAGGTTTATCGGTTGTGCCGCAAGTCGCCACACGACGATCTCCGTTAGAGTCGGTCGAGAGTTTGACGGCGGTGTATTTGGTTAAGGCACCGTTCGCGATTGCGGGGATGTCGGCACCTTCGATTCGGATTCCACCTGTAAGAGCCATGATTATTTATTTCCTTTCGCGATGCGGCTAAGAGCCAGCATCGCAGTTTTTTGATCGACCTTGTTTTGGGTCATATAGTTGTTGACTTCATCCGAAGTGAACGAAGGCGCAACGAGATTCAGGGCCGCGCCATTGGACGCGATATCGGACACACTCTTGAGCGCGGGTGAAGCGGGTGGCGTGTTGCTCAGAGGCTTGACACTACCGAACGTCTCACGGAAGAGAGCAGGGTTCATGTCAAGCAACTTACGAGCGGCACTTTCAGAGACGAGTGCAAGACGACCCTCACGCTTGAACTGTACGAAGAGTTCCTCTTTCTCGTCTTTGATGCGGCTTCGTTTCTCTAACTCAAGACCTTCGATCTTTTTGACGAGGCCTTTGACTTGATCTTGCAGCAAAGAGAACGCCTGCTGATACTGCTCTGCGCCCATTGGCATCTCTTCTTTTTTCGGGTCTACGGAAGGATCTACAAGAGGCATCTCTTCCGAAGGCATAGGTGCCTCTTCAGCACTCTCACTGGACTCCATCAAAGCAAGTGCGCCAAGAACGAAGTCAGACGCGCTAGCCTCTGGACCTCCCTTCTCAACGAACAACGCTTTGAGGGCGTCAATCATTTTTTGATCTAACATGTGACTCCATTGTGCTAGCGATTTGGAAAGCCCCACTAGCGGGCGTTGGTTTTTGGTAGCTGGCGTGTTTGTCAACGCGACATTGATAATCTCTACGACACAAGGCCGATTGAACTTGTCGCACTCGATTGCGAAGTATGGCGAGTAGTACCGAAACTCTTTGTTACAGATGGCATCGTGTGCGGCAGGCGTCCAACGAACGTTAACCGCGTAGAGTCCATCCTGCTCTAGTGCCAAACTGAACCAACAGGAAGCGCGCGGGGCTTCGATGGCTGGGTTCGTCACCGCGTGGTTGTAGTCGCCACTAAGATCATTGCCGTAATCGATCCATGCGGAGAGGCATTTCTTCGCGCTCTCACGAGTCAAAAAGACGGTACCTTTGGTAGATCGGTTCTCGCCATATTTGAAAAGGCGAAACTTCAGCGGGGGCTTGCCGTCTGCGCTCCAGGGCGAGAGGCCCCATGTTGCGTATGCTTTTTTTGTCATTTATAAAACGTCGATGACGCCCTTGACATGAGTAAATACCGACCCGTCACCGAGTGTTATTTTGATACGGTACCTTGGCGTTTTGCCTGCAAGCGCGGAGTGAACTGTTTCGGTAGATAAGAAGTTGAGTTGATACCAACCCTTGCCCGTGTTACCCGTCTCTGTGCTTTGGTCCGTATCGATCTTGATCTCGTAGGTACTGCCTGTGATGACGGTTGCGGTAGATCGTGAAATGCTCGTGGCGTTGTGTGTGAAGGTTGCGGTGATAGACGCGCCGGATAGACTCACGGCAGCATCGTCATAGTCACGCAACTGAAAGCGAGTTGACCAAGTATCTCCGTAGATAAAAGGTTGAATGTCGTTATCGAGGCAATACTTTTCCGTTAGATTATGGCGTAACGGGTTTGTGATTGTGATCGGTGTAAACGCCATTATTCGCCTTGTGTCGCTTTGAATGCGCCTGTCGCGTTTTGCTTTACTCTAAACCCTGGCGTTGCGTAAGGCACGTACACATCACCCTCGGTATCCTCGTAGATCACCTGTAGGGCTACGTTGGTTGGAGGTAGTTTGTCGCGCACCGCGTAAAAAGAAGCATGACCGTCTAACCGATTCCAAAGGTCAAACGAGAGTTCAAATTCTGCCGTATCACCGCTGGTAAAAGTCACCTCGTCTAAAGAGGCTTCGTCCAACATAAGATCGGGCGTTACCGTAAACCAAGAACCTGCATTTTTGCGGTATCGGACTTTGAACTTTTCGGCCGCAATGTTGGTGCCTTTGATGCCAATCGCCTTGATTGTGTTGGTACCTGTTGACCAATCGGTTTTAGACCAGGTCGCAGTTGCAGCGCTGATCGGTTGCATCAACAAGAATGATTGCGAGTTCATGTTGTTGGCGTTGTTCGCCCACGAAGCCAGCCATCGAAGCCCATCCGCATCGACCACAATCCCGCTCTTGCCTGTCACGACGGAGGTAGAGATCGACCATGCCGACGAGCCGAGCGCGACGTCTCCATTGCCGAGGTTGCCGATCTGCGCGAACTCGTCTACGTAGGAGTTATCCGTCGCAGACCACGCCATCACGTTACCGAGATACGACCGCGCGTACACCCTGCCGCTGCCGCTGTGATAGACCGGCATAAATGGGGCGCCGCTGTGAAACCGATTGCGCCGAAACGTGCCGCCCGCATTGGCGACATCTAGGCGAGTGCCTGCCGCAAATGTCGATGGGTCTGCCTTGTAGATACCGAAACTGCCCGCATTAAACCCGATGGCGGTCCACCAATTGCCTGCACCGTCTGTGGTCCATTGTCCTTTGGGTACGGCTGCGCTGGCGTCTTCGTTCTGCAGTGCGCCGGTGAGGTGATTCCAGCGCAACTGCCGATAGGGAGAGTCGAGCGAGGTGACGACGGCATAGGTCGCGTCAATGGTGAGGCCCACCCCGCGCATCGACCGCCCCGCGATGTTGGTGCTTGCGTTGGCGCCATACTGTCGGATTCGATTGCCTGTTGTCAGAGACGGCCAATCCGTAAGACTCCAGACGCCGATCCAATTGGACGCGGTGTAATAGTCCAAAATCCCAAGGTGTATTTGGTTGCGCGTGCGGTCAATGGCAACGAGAACACTGTTGGTACCGCCGCCGATCAGCGTGCCGAGCGAGGCGATCTTGCTGTCATAGGTCCAAACGCCGCTGCTGTTTTTCACGAAGCGCTGGCATCTGTTGCCGCTGATATCGCAGACGTACATATATCCGGCGCTGTCGTAGTCGATCTGTCCGTACCCGTTGACGTCTGAGAAACTACCGTCTGAGGTCGAGACATTGTCAACACTACCTACGATCTGTACCGAGGGCATCGTGACACCACTGGCACCAAGTAACATACCTGCCGCTCTTGTGGGCACGCTAGGCGTATCGTGGTTGAGTGTTTGCCTTGCTAACGCCATTTATTGGTCTACTGTCTCCGGTGCAATTTCCAATAAGCCAGAGCCGTAAAAGATGCGATCTCCGGCTAACTCATACTCAATTTGAAACGGTAACAACTGACCGACGAGAGGCGTCAAAAGATCTTTTTCGTGACGCGACCACGACACACGGAAGAACTCTCCGGCTGTATCAATTTGAAACTTACCGTAAGTGTCTGCGCGAAGAGATCTAGAAAGTTGCGGATGGCCTTGTACCAAAAAAGAAATACTTGTGGCTTCGGAGAAGTTGACGCCATCAGCACCGAACCAAAACGAACAATCAAAGCCCGGTATCAGATCGGAGTGTCCTGCTTTGTATAACTCGACCCTCGTGAGTAAAATTCGCCGGGGGTTGTTTATGAAAAGTTGTCGCATGTGTGGTCATCGCTGATTGTTCTTTTTTGAAGCATCTTGCGTTTGAAATATGAATCAAACTTTCCAACACCGACGAAGAGAAAGAAGCGGTTGTTGCAGCGCGTATTGCCACTAAAGAAGAAAGTTGTTTTGCCCCTACCGCAGATCCTCGCGTTGCGATCTTGTCTGCTGCAATACTCGAAAACTGAGAGACATTTGACTGAAGAGAACCTCTTGACTTAACCGTGGCGCGTAACGTGTTGTGTTGTGCTTTGTCAGCACGAATGACACCGTACGAAAGGCTACACAGGAAGAGGCTTGCGATACTGTCTTTGTCTGCGTTGACATTGCCTTGTGTCGTGCCTCGAAACGACACACTTGCAAACGTCTTCGCGGTGACAAGAGGCAATCGTGCGCGGCGCCTAACCACACGTTTTCCCGTGAGGGTAAAGACGCCTTCGCCCTCAAAACTAATCTCTCCGTATTGGGTGGTACCACTTCCTGATTCGACAGGTGGAAAATAATTTTGCGCAAAGAACTCTGGACTAAAATATCGTTTTGGGAACATGATGCTCCCTAGTCGTCAAGATCGTATGTGATCGCGCTTCTGTTCCCGCTGCTATCCACCGTGGCAATGACTCGATCTTTACCATCGGCTACCGCATTACGAATCGTGATTGTAGTCGTTGCTGCACCGGACAATTTACCACCCACAGCAGCCGCAATCAGACGCAACGCCTGGCGCACGGTGAGGCCGGACTCTACGCCATCGACATCGTCGAGGATCGCGTCTGCTACGTTGGCTGTGGTGAGCGTTCCGCCGGTCACGTTGATAGACGCCGCAAGAGCACCCGTCGCACGAATGGTAGACTCTAGATCACCTGCACCTGAAAGAGCTGCGACAAGGGCGCCTTTCCCAAGTAGAGAGCCTGAAAGATCGCCCGCGCCTGAGAGAGACGCCGATAGTTGCAAAAACGCCTGTAACTGGGCACCGCTGATCGTACCTGATCCTGAAAGAGACGCAGCCATCGAGACGATCAATTGACCGATGCCGACGAGATCGCCGGAGCCAGACAGAGACGCCGTCATGTTGCGACCTAGCGCACCTGACCCTGTGAGATCTCCTGAGCCACGAATGGCGCGAGACGACCCAAGACCACCCGCTACAAGAGCAGGATAATAGGATGCGTGAGGGTTGTAGCCGTTCGGCCATGCACTACGATCTGTCTCTCCCGTTGTGACGTGTTCGCCCGTGTAGAAATTGTTGAGTTGTGTTGCCTTGAATTGTGCGTGCGGATTCGTAAAGGCGTTCCCTAAAGCGCGTCCTGTGTTACGAGATAGCACGCTGTAATTACTCAAGAGCATTTAGCGCCACACGGTGTTCAGATAACCAGAGAACGCACTGTTCGCAGGGGTCGCAACACCTGAACCCCACAGCCAATAGAGCGCAGCGCCATCATAGATACGAGGCAACGAAGGCAACCCGAACATGAAATTTTGCTCACTCGCAAGGCCTAACGTGCTAAGCGGGATCTGCGCGAGTTCGCGTAAGAGTGCTACCGTATATTCACCTGAGACATACGATACAGAGTTTTGAATCGTGTTGATCTCGGCAATGCCTGCGTCACCCGATTGGAGAGGCACTTGGTAGTTGTACTTGCCTGCCGCAGTAGCGCCCGTGTAAATAATGTGGCTGTTGGAGGCAGCCGTCTTGCCGACAGGTAACACCGTGGGCGTAGCGCGTGAGGTCGTTTGTGAACTGTTCGTGTAGCCTAACGAAAGGTTCGGAGTTGCGGCACCAAGCGCAGTTGCATTGCTGTTGAAGAAGATCGCTTGTAGTCCTGCCCCATTGGTATAACGAGGCAAGAGCCAGGTCAGCGTATGCGTACCTGTGCCTGCATCGGTGATGTTGATCGCGGTGCCTGCAATGGCGTTAGCGTACGAGGTCGCGAGCTTGAACGTACTGTCACTCGCTTTGATTAGATAGTAGTCGGTCGCAGTCGCAAGACCGCCAGGAAGTGTCGTGGTGGTCGTAAGTCTTGTACGAGTCCCCGTGAGTAGGTTGCTTGGGATATTCGCGGTGCTCGTATAGGTGCAGGTGTCCGTGCTCGCGTCTGCGGTGAATGTGTCGCTTTGACCCAGTGTGTTAGTGGTCGCTTGTGCGGTTGCAGTCGTGACAGAGGTCACGCGGTAAAATCCAACGACATCCACAAGCGCGAGCACACCCGGAACTACGGTAGCAGCGGCAGAGACGGCAGAACCAGAGAGCAAATATTTGTAATAGGTCGGCTGGACGTTGCCGCCGTGTTGAATCGTCGATGCGCTCGTGGTGTTATCTTTGACCGCTTGAAATACGAGGTTGGACCCCGCGTTGAAGATCGCATCCGGTGCAGGGTTGCCGTTACCTCTAAAGAGCGTATGCCATTCGTTCGCCACGGCAGCCGCGGTAGGGTTAAAGTTTTTGCTCCAGTTAGCGCGCCATGTTTGCCCTAATGCGAGGGCTTCTAGCAGTTGATCGTTGCTTGCGATACCGGGCATTAGGACCAAACCGCTTTCAGATTACCACGCAGCGCAACGCCTGATAGAGAGCCGTTCGGCTGCACTAACAAGTTTAGGTACGCATCGTCTTGGAGGATCGGTAATTCGTTGTTCATCAGGTAAAAATCTTTTTCGTACACGGCGTCAATTCCGCGAAGCATCGAATAACCAAGGGGCTTGACGAGCACCAACGCAAAGAAGCCGGTGTCAGAACCAAGCATCGTAACCGCCTCAATCGCACGAACGCCTGTGTCACCTTCGGCAAGAGGTATGAAGGGATGTCCACCACCGTCAACTGCCGTTGCGCTTGTGACGATAGAGCCGGGCGCCGCTGCTGTATTTTGTCTCACGTTGGGCGTTGTGCGTCCTGTCGTTCCGTCTTGGTTCGTGTACGTGATATTAAAACTCTGACCGCCCGTTCGCGAGGAGATAGTTACCGCGATGATCTGCACACCTTCTCCGTCTGTATATCGAGGAAGCGTGATGCTGTTATTCATCGTTTGCGGGTCGGTCGTACCATCTTCACAACTTGGGTAGTAGAGTAGATAGTCGCAGAGGATCACAGACATCGGAAGCGGGGTTGCGCTTACACACTGCAGCCGCAACTGTCGCAGATACTTGGTGTACCCGTCTCCGCTTACGTTCGCTCCGTGAAAGATACCGCCGTCTGTGCTTTGTGCGATTTGTGCCGCTGTTAGTGGAGCCGCGTCAAACCACTGTTTCGCCTTCGGGTTTCCGGCGCTACCTGTCAAGTCATACCAGACGCCTTGTGTGGTCGTTTGGTTGACGTTCTTGACCCACTCAGTTACGCGAGATCGACCGGCTAGTTCTGCCTCAATCAATTCGCGTTGGCTACGAATCACAACCGCCCTTGCCTGACGCCGTGGCGTTCAGATGTGCGATGATACCAGATGTGCATTGACAGGTCTTAATTACCTTATTGTCAAGTGAGACGAGCGCAGGCTTATCACATGACGCGCAGGTGTAAGTAGTGGGCTTGTTAATCTTCATATCGCACCAAGTTCGGAGAGTAAAATTTGTAACAGCATCAACGCGGTACTCGCACGAGAGTGACGATCTACAATCTCTACACCTGACCGT